AAAGGTACCTAAGGGCACATAACTGTCTTGCCAGTTCCCGCAAGCCAGATATATGACCACCGGCAAGCCAGACACACACCGACAAGCCAGTGAATGGAAGGGATTCCATGAAACTAAAGTGCCATAGAATTGCATAGCCTGGGCAATTATTTATGATACTTAAGTGCCAACATTATCAGGATCTATATACAGAACTTGCAAGCCAGTGTTATTATGTAATTCCAAGATATGATCTTGGATGGAGGAAAATATATGAAGGATTTAAAAGCATTTTTGGACTATGGTCCTGACAGTCTCAGATTCCTGATCTGTAATGAATTGGGATGGCGTCTTGATGATCCTGAACTGCCGGTGTACATCATTGATGATGGCTGTTATGCATCATTTGATGAATCACTGGTTTCGGACCGGTACCAGCTTGATCGGAAAGTAGATTACTGGTATACCGGTCTTCATGACAGATTTTATGGAGATGTTCAGAAGCCGGAAGAAATGTTGGTGGTATCGCTTTATGACTAAACCATTATCAAGATATGAAAAGAAAGTAATTAAGTCTGCGGCAGCTGATAAGGTTTGCCAGATGATGGATCTTAATAATGATGATTATCTCAATCTGATGAAAGATACAGAAGATCCGGACCGGTTCACTGTAAGTATGAATATCTCTGAATGTTATGACTACTGGATGCTTTACTTTATTAATAAGGTTAAAAAGATGGAGGTTACGAAAAGATGATTCCTTTAAGTGGTACGCTGGCATTGATGGCATTAAGCGGATGCCTTGGCGCGCTGATCATGGCGCTGTATGTTATCGGAATGGATGATTAGAATGCCTGAATATATTTATAAAATTGATGCGGATGCGGAACCTGTCAGACATGGCAAATGGATACGAGATGAGTTTGGTATAATGTGTGGTTCTTGTGGTTTATATGCATATCGTGACAAGTTTGGTCAGCCGTGGGAATCGCCATACTGCCCGATCTGCGGAGCAAGGATGGATAATAGAGAGGAAAGAAGAATGAGAAAGTCAGACTTTGAAAAGCTGAAGAAGGCACAGAAGAAAGCTATCCGGAAGAAGGAAGCAGAGTATACGAGGGAAAACTATAAGGCGTATACGGTCAAATGGTCATACAGCAAGGATCAGGATATACTTGAATTCCTTGACAATTATGAAAGTCCTAAAGCGCTGTTTACAGCGCTGATCAGGAAGGAAATGAAGCGCCTTGACCGGCGCCGGAGGCATGAAGATGCTGCCTTATAAGATTGTGTTAAGATCCGGATCGGAGTATTGCATGCTTCACTTTGAATGCTACAGCAAGGCGGCGGAGGCATACAGCCGCCTTTGCTTCAAGTTAAGGACACCGGATATCTATCTGGTTTATGAAATTGACGAAGACAACGCGCTGCATTGCCGCGCCGGTCAGATCATAAGAGGACGTTATGCAAAAGTATAAAGCGAAGGATCTTCTGAAGATGGATCCTTATACACTGAAGCGCGCCGCGCAGACAGGCGGATCAGATATGTCACAGGCGAAGCAGATTTTCAGAGCTTTGAAGAATACTCTGGACAGTAGAATCAGAACATATGCGAAGCATGGCGCTTCTTCCAAGGTGCCGGACAACATTATGAACATCGGCGGCGTAAAGGGCAAAACCAAAAGTCAGCTGATCAAAGATATCCGGCAGATGTCCAGCTTTATGCGTAATCCTGAAAAAGGCACATATGCCAAGTATGAGAAAGCGCGCGAAAAGCGCCGCGCCAGTATATCCAGAGGCACCGGTGTACAGATCAGGACGCCGGAAGAAGAGGATAAGCTGGACGAATTCCTGAAGAAGGCGCGTGAACGTTATGCTGATGATTCCATTTGGAAGAATGGCGGCTATCAGGTGGCGTTTGATATGTTTGACGCTGCGCGGAATCTGTCACTCAATCCTGATCAGTTTTTAAGAAACTTTGAATACTGGGAAGAGCATCTTTCAGATCTTGAAAATGCTGAACCGATCAAGTCCGGCAGGAAGCTGTATCCTTCAGACTATGCGCGCAAACTGAATCTTCCGAAGATCTCATCAAGCGGATCCAAGCCAAAACGGAAGAAGAGCCGGAGCCGTGGAAAGCTACGAAAGCGTAAATAGTTTTCCATTCAGGATCATCCGTGATCTTGAAGAAGTGAAACATAAAGGCGCGCGGCGGAAGAAGCATTATGCTGATATTATTTCAGCATTTGATATTGAAACAACGACGATTGAATCAGACAGGCAGGCATTTATGTATATCTGGCAGATGCAGATTGGTGATGATCATACGGTAATAGGTCGGACATGGGCGGAATTCCGCGCCATGATCGAAGGGATATCGGAATGTCTTCCGGAAGGGCTGACGATGGTTATATTCGTGCATAATTTGAGTTACGAATTCCAGTTCATGAAAAGCATCATTCAATTTGATGATGTATTCGCAATGGATAACCGGAAGGTACTTACAGCAACGTACAGAAACATAGAATTCAGATGCAGTTACCTGTTATCAAATATGAATCTTGAAAAGTTCGTGATCTCTGCCGGCGGAAAGTACAGAAAACAGTCAGGCTATGATTACCGGAAGAAGCGCTATCCTTGGACGCATATGTCAGATCAGGAATTAAAGTATTGCATTTATGACGTGAAGGCGCTTGTATCAGCGATTGAAAATAAGATGAAGATGGATGGCGATACGCTGGTAACTTTGCCGAAGACGTCCACCGGATACGTCCGGCGTATCTTTAAAGAAATAATGAGACCATACCGGCGGATGGTCCGCTGGGAATTGCCGGATCTTGATGTATTCAATGGATTAAGAAAAGCATTCAGAGGCGGAAATACACACGCGAACAGGTATGCTTCCGGTCTGATCATCTCAGACGTGTACAGCTATGATATATCTTCGTCTTATCCTTCTGTCCTGGTATCAGAATATTATCCTTCAAGATTTGAAACAGGCGATCCGGATAAACTGGATTGGTACATGGATCATAATTATGCGGCACTGATGCATATAAATCTGTATGATGTTCAGCTTCTTGATGACGCTTTCGGGTGTCCATATCTGGCTAAAGCAAAATGCGGAAAGATAACCGGCGCGGTAATTGACAATGGCAGAATACTGGGCGCTGATGCTCTGATGGATGTCTGGATCACTGAAATTGATCTTCAGATAATCACCGGCGAATATAAATTCAATTATGAAATACTGGATTTATATGTAAGCAAAAAGAAGAAGCTGCCGCATGACTTCCGCGCTCAGCTGATCCAGCTGTATCGTGATAAGACAGAATTAAAAGGAATTGACGACTATGCTTACAGCAAAGCGAAGAACCAATTCAACAGCGCTTACGGCATGTCGGTACAAAATCCATGCAAGCCGGACTATGTTTATAAGGATGGTCTGATCGAATTGGATGATTCCAAAACCATGCAGGAACTTATTGACGAATATCATAAGACCGGATGGCTGCCGTATCAGATTGGCGTCTGGTGTACAGCATACGCGCGGCAAAAACTGGAAGCAGGGCTGCAGGCTATTGATTATGACCGGTTCATATATGCGGACACTGACAGTATCAAATTGAAGGGAAACGCGGATCAGATCTTTCAGAAACTGAACCGGCGGTTCAGACATAAAGAATTCTCAGCAGTGGATCCAGCCGGAAAGCGTCACTACTTAGGGATCTTTGAACCGGATGGATACTATCAGCGGTTTGTAACCATGGGCGCGAAGAAGTATGCATATGAAGATGAATCCGGTCAGCTGCATGTCACTGTTTCCGGTGTAAATAAGAAGACCGGAGCGGAAGAGCTTGGAAAACTGGAGAACTTTAAAGAGGGATTCATTTTCAGAAAAGCCGGCGGACTGGAAGCCGTATATAACGACTTTCCGCAGGTGCCGGACATCGTGGACGGTCCGCACAGGCTGAAGATCACAAGCAATGTTGCACTGGTTCCAAGTACTTATACATTAGGTATTACATATGAATACAAGGCGCTGATCAACTTCTTGGCAAATACCGACATCCGGTATTCACTGCATTATGAAAGATAAGTTATAATAATTCTGCAGCCGGTATATACCGCCGCCTGCCGGCTGCCTTATATAAGAAGACATTAATATATTTAAATGGAGGTAATTATGTCATTCGCAAACAAACGTAACAAAGGATCCAGATTTAACATTGACACTTCAGATTTTCAGTTCAAAAAGGTCCGCGAACTGGAAAATGATAAAGTGTATCCGGTGCATGGTGTTGTATGCTTTAAAACAAAATACGGTGATTCACCGGCGGCTATCCTGTCTGACTGCTTCGTAAATTTGCCGAAGCATATGGCAGACGATATCATCAGCATTCTTTCCGATGATGAAGACGTCAACGCGATCAAGTCCGGAGCGGTGGGACTTAAGCGTCGCGACTATACCGGTAAAGACGGAAATCAGTATACCGGCGTTGAATGGGTAGACATTAAGTAAGCGCTTCGGCGCTGATGCATGGACTGGCGGCGGCGCCGGTCCTTATTAATATGGAGGCGGAAATGAGACTATATCAGAAAGATGGATGGTTTGACGCGGCTGAAGTAATCAGCCAGCCGGAAGATTTTATTTTTTGTACCGGAGCCAGAGGAACCGGAAAGACTTACGGAACACTCAAATATTTAATTAAGAATATGCATGATTTCATTTATCTGAGACGGACACAGGATGAGGCGGACATGCAGCGCGTTCCGGAACTTTCAAGTCTGACGAAGATCATACACGAACTTAATTTGGACTGTCGTTTTTCCAAGATCGGAAAGAAGGTAGGCGTCTGCAGCGTCTTCAATCCTCAGATCGAATACTGCCGGATATACTGCTGCGGACTGTCCACATTCAGCACGATCAGAGGCGTTGACTTCAGTCATGTCAAGTATATTGTCTATGACGAAATGATACCGGAAGCACACGCGCATAAGATCAAACTGGAAGGTCTTGCGCTGCAGAATCTGTATGAAACAGTAAACAGGAACCGCGAGCTTGAAGGTCAGAGCGCTGTTAAATTTATAGGTTTATCAAACAGTCTGAATATCGCAAACGATGTCTTTATTGAATTTGATTTAATATCTGATGCTGAAAGATTACTGTCCAGCGGTGAAGAGTATGCTCGTCTGGGCAACAAGCTGCTGATCATCATGCAGCATTCACCGATATCCGAAAAGAAAAAGGAAACAGCGCTGTATCAGGCAGGCAGTGATCAGTTTAAGGATATGGCGATCAGTAATAAATTTATTCTGAATGATTTTTCATATGTCAAGAAAAGATCAGTCAAAGAGTATTTCTGTGTGATGCAGATCGGTGATCTTTATGTATATGAGCATAAATCAAATGACGAATTTTATATAACGTTTACCAGAGGGCAGACGCGGAACGTATATACGACTTCAGCCAACGATCTGAAGAGGCTGCGGCGCGAAGAATGGAACTTATACTGTGACTATCTTGATGGCTTCATTAGATTTGAAAACTACAGGGCTGTATCATTGTTTGAAAAATACTTTTCCCAAAATTAACAAATTGCACAAAGTGCGCAAATCATATATATTAAGGATAGCAGGCGGGTACATAGTCAGACCGGCGGAACCGGTGTATCTGATTTTCTGACGAATCAATAAGCCTGCTTTTGTTTATGAAAGAGTTTATAAAGTTTATATATCCCATATTGATATACGTAAGTATATTCTGGATCCTGATGGAGGTTTTATATGGATGAACTTGTAACCGCGATCAGTACAGTCGGCTTTCCAATCGTATGCACTCTGATGCTGATGTATCTTCTAATCAAAGAAAATGAAAACCATAAGGAAGAAATGAACCAGCTGAAGGACACGATTGCAGCAAATACGATTGTGCTGAAAGAACTGAAGCAGCTTTTCACTGATATGAATCGTGTTACCGGAGGCGGCGATGAAATACGGAATTGATGTTTCAGAACACAATGGAAATATCGACTTCCAAAAATATAAGCCGCAATTCGTAATCATCCGCGCCGGATATGGCATCCGGCATACTGATGAAAAGTTTATGCGCAACGTCAAAGAGTGCCAGCGGCTTGGAATTCCATATGGCGTGTATTGGTTCAGCGAAGCATTGACGCCGGATCAGGCATCTGAAGAAGCTGATTACTTTCTGGATCTGGTTTACAGCATACGGATAGACTGCGGCGTCTGGTTTGATCTGGAGGACAGTACTTGGAAGGCAAACAACGGCTGGAGGAAGACAGAAAAGAATCTGTCAGATATCGCATATACTTGGTGCGATAAAGTAGAAAAAGCAGGATACTATACCGGCATATACTGCAGCAAATCGTGGCTTGATTATCTTGATCACCGGCTTGAACGTTTTGACAGATGGGTAGCATGGTGGAATCACGCGAAGAACACGCAGGATCTTGGCACGATGATGCAGTACACGGATCAGCTTGGCGGCAATAATCTGGATGGTAATGTCTGTTATGTTGATCTGAAAACATATCAGACAGGTCAGCAGCCGGTTAATGTCAGCAAGTACGAGGCATTGCTTAACGAACTGGCGAACAGGGTAATTGCCGGAGAATTCGGAACCGGCGAAGATCGCCGGCAGGCGCTTGGTCCTATTTATGAAGATGTTCAAAGCACAGTCAATTTACTTTATGGAGGCGGAAAATGAAAAACATTACTAAGGAAGAACTATTTAAATTAATTGATGCAGGATATACCAAAGATGACATCACTAATCTTCTGGATCCTGCGGAAGAACCGGCACCGGCTGAACCGGAGCCGGAAGAACCGGAACCGGCGGCGGCGGATGCTGCTGACGAAAATAAATTATCCTCTGAAGATAAGCCATTGAGTACGGAACCTGCTGTTATTACTGATTCTTACATAAAACAGCTGCAGCAAGCTGTTAAAGATCTGACCGCCGCGGTTCACAAACAGAATATTCTTACTGACGATTCAGCCGGAAGGGAAACGGTCCGGACTGATGAAGATATCATCGCAAATGTTATTTATGGAGGCAAAATAAAATGAGTGTAAATGCAATGGCGATTGAAGACGTATATCAGCTGCTTAATTCGCTGCATACGCAGGCTACCGGAAGGCAGTCTATCGCGCCTACTAATTTAAGTGAATTCGTATCAATGGCAAATTCTACCCTTGCGGCTGGAACCGATGTTGTATATTCCGCTCTGATGAATACCATCGGAAAAACGATTTTCAGCAGCCGCCCTTACAATGCTAAATTCGGCGGACTTGAAGCAGATTCTGTAAGATGGGGAGGAATAATCCGGAAGATCACTATCGCGGATAATGATCTGGAAGCGGACAAGGTTTATCATGATCTGACTGATGGCACATCGGTTGACATGTATGAAAGAAAGAAGTCCAATGTACTTGAAACAAGATACTATGGATCTGACGTATATCAGGACTGGTATACGATTTACCGCGTCCAGCTTCTTAATGCTTTCAAAGGTCCGGAAGAGCTCGGAAGTTTCGTGGCTCTTCAGGCGCAGGAAATGGCGAACAAATGGGAGCAGTATAATGAAAACCTGCGGCGTATGGCTCTGGCAAATATGATCGCGGCGAAAGTCCAGCTTAATGAAGATGTTATCCATCTTCTGACCGAATACAATGCCGCCACCGGTCTGAGCCTCACAGCGCAGAGTATTTACCAGCCGGCAAATGTAAAGGGCTTCTTTGAATGGACAAAAGCAAGAATCAATACGATCAGCAGACAGATGACTGCCAGAAGCGTCAAATTCCAGCATCCTATCACAGGAAAGCCCATTACAAGACATACGCCTTACCGCGATCAGAAGCACTACTTCAGTGCTGACGCTCTGGATATCATTCAGACGACAGTGCTTCCGGAAGCATTCCACAATGAAGATCTGAAGTATGTTGACGTTGAAGCAGTGGACTTCTGGCAGGCTATTGACAATCCAAACAGCATCAGCGCGACTCCGGTATATATTGACGGTACTGGTCAGGTTCAGACAGGTACAGCGCAGGTTATTAATGATATTTTTGGTGTCATGTTTGATAGGGACGCGGTAGTAGTTTCCAACATCGACAGGGAAGTTATGAACACGCCTTACAATGCAAGGGGACGTTATTACAATACTTTCCTGTCCGCAAACAGCAGATATTGCAACGATCTGACTGAAAAGTTTGTAGTTCTGAAACTTGATTAAGATGGAGGTACCGAATGGCGTTTACTGTAAGACTGTTTAGATTTTCCAAAAGAAATAACAGCACTGCCAGACCGTCAGGCGGTACTTCTTTTCCATGTACGATCAAAGCAGAAAGCGGCGTATTAAATCCGGATCTTATTATTGATTTCGGCGGAGCCGCTTCTTTCTCTGATTTCAATTATGCATACATTCCGGACTTTGACCGGTATTACTGGATCAGCGAAATGATCAACATGGGACCTGTCTGGAATATGAAACTGAGATGCGATTCTTTAGCATCTTGGCGCGATACAATCGGCGGCACATCGCTGTATATACTCAGATCCAGTGCGGAATATGATGGTAACATAATGGACACTTATTATCCGGCATCAACAAACAGCCGGCTTGTAATCAAGACTGCTGATGCACTATGGCCTGACTCTGATACGGATCTTGTGGCAATTGATGATGGCGAAGTCATTATAGGAGTCGTTTCAAAAAATGCACGCTTCGGCAGCATCACATATTACGCTCTTTCACTGTCCAGCTTCACAACGCTGTGCACAAATCTTCTGGATAATTCCTTTTGGGAAGGAATTCTTGATACTAAAGACGCGTCCATTGAACTGCAGAAGTCGCTGATTGATCCGCTTCAGTTCATTAAGACATGCATCTGGATACCAGGCACGACAGTAGGAACAAGTGAAACCATTTATGTCAACGACTGGAACAGCGGCGTAAGCGGCAAGCGCGTCAATCTTGGGCAGCCGTTTATTGGTAAATTCTCTGAGGTGTCAATTGACAATCATCCGCAGATATCGCGCGGCAGGTACCTGAATTATCCGCCCTATACCGTAATGTGGATTGATGTGCCTCCATATGGCGTTATTCAGCTGGATCCGACTATTTTGCGCGATTCTTCAGAACTGGCTTTATGGGCACGTGTAGATATTATTACCGGCGTTGGGACATTGAAGATAACAGATGAAAATAATGTATTATTAAATTCATTAGTTTCACAGGTAGGCGTACCTATTAATCTTTCACAGGTGACGAAAGATTATCTTGGCGCCGCAACTACTGCGGTAAATGCTACAGCCAATACCATTCAGAGCGCGATATTCGGTAACATCGCCGGAGCGGTTACCAGCGCCGCATCAGGAATAGAAACAGCCACCAAAGCACTGGCGCCGCGCGTACAGAGTATGGGAACAACTGGTAATTTCTCATCATTGTATGGAAAACCGCGACTTTACGAACAGTTCTTCACTATTGCCGATGAAGATCTTTCCCACAATGGAAGACCTTTATGCAAAGTAAGAACACCGGCGTCACTTGGCGGATTCATGACTGTACTGGATGGCGATATATCAGCACCGGCAACTGATGCTGAACTGTCAGAGATCAGATCTTTCTTGGAAGGCGGATTTTACTATGAATAATTGTTTCAGCGATCTGATCCGGAAGCTGGAAGCCGGAGGCGATCCGGAAGAACTTATACCATACAGTTTTACCGGATCCAGATCCGACTTTATCGAATTGTGTATGATATACCTGAAATATGGAAAGGATCCGCGGCGGCTGGAAGCAGTCCGGAATAAACTGAAGGAATGTTAGCAGGACAGACAGCAACATATCAGGGATCTGAAGTGTGCTTATTCCCTTTGGATTACATGGCATGTACTCAGGTATCGGCGCCGGATAGCTATTCGCACTGCTGCGGACACGCTACAGACTGGGTAGGGCCATCAAATAACTATCCTGTTTACGCGCCGTATTCCGGAACGGTTACCAGTGTCGGAAGTCAGGCAGGCGGATACGCAATAAACTTTGTTTCAGACGCAGAAGTATGGACGCCTTCCGGACTGTCATACGTTACCAGCAGATTCCTGCATTGCAATTCATATCCGCCTCAGACCGGTCACGTGAATCAAGGCGAATTGCTTTATTACACAGGGCAGTCAGGAATGGCTACCGGCGACCATGTCCATATTGATGCTAGTCTTATTGCAAATGATAATATAGTTTCATATGGTTATTACTGTGCCGGAGGTAATCTGTGTTACGCCTTGTCAGAATCAGAAGAGCCGTATCTTATATATTATTTAACAGGCGATGAAGATATTATTAATCTTCACGGTATGGAATTTTTAGACTGGACCGGAAGCCCTATTATCATATCCGGCAAGTTTAAATGGTGGATGTCTAAACCGGTATTACGCCGGCGGAGGTTATACTAATGTTTGATCCAGTATCATGGGCAGATATTAATAATATTAATGGTCATATTGATCCAAGCACTGTTCATACTAACAGCGCGCTGAAGTCATACTTTGAACATTACCTATTATTAGATCTGTTTTCGATTTTTGAATATGATGGAATTCCGGATAATTGGAATCTGGACTTCTTCAATTATGTTTTGGCAATCGCCGGATATGTCGGTGTACTGAATACTGACAGATACGGCGTCATTCCTCAGATCTGCAGAGCATACGGACGCGGCGTATACTATCAGCCGGTCCGCGCCATGTTTACGAATCCGGTATTTGAAAAGCAGTATGATCTTCAAATCGGATCAAACTGCAGCCTGATCAAGCTGCAGCCAAACTACTGCGGCATCATGAATATGATCAGCTTTTACGCTGATATGCTGGCACTGTCAGCAGAAAGCGCCGGCATTAATTTGCAGAATACAAAACTTGCATATCTCTTCATGTCATCTAACCGGCAGGAAGCTGAAACATGGAAGAAGATGATGGATCAGATACTTGCCGGCAATCCTGCAGCATATGTTGATCAGAAGCTATTTGATAAGGATGGCAATCCGAAATACGTACTTTTCAACCAGAATCTGAAACAGACATATATTGCCGGCGATATCCTTGAAGATATGCGGAAGTGGAAGCTGATGTTCGATACAGATATCGGTATTCCTTCAGTCCATACAGACAAGAAGGAAAGACTGACTAAAGACGAAGTCAACAGCAACAACACAGAGACGCGCGCCAAGTGCCAGATATGGCTTGGATGCATTAAGGAAGGACTGGAAGAGACGAACAGAATCTTCGGAACTAATATATCTGTTAGACTCAGATGGGAGGCAGACTATGGCAGTACTGACAATACTGGGACTGTACCGGTATCGGAATGATCTGTTCGATGATCTGGTACTGCCGGATGAAGTTAATAAGCAGCTTCTGATTGATAATCTCATTATCGAACTGGCGGACATGGAAGTCATATATCCCGATCCTGATGTAATCAAAGAGATGACCGGAAGATGGTCCAGAATGCAGCTGAAAGTATGGCAGCGTCTGGCTGACGCGTTTGATCTTGATTACAATCCTATATGGAACGTCGACGGATCAGAAAAGGAAATAGAAACGCATGATCTTCACGCAGCCGGATCAGTGAAGAGATCCGGAACCGAAACCGGCAAAGTTACCGGCTATAACTCTGACACGCTGAGAACCAGCGATCAGACCGACAGCACCGGAACCAGTGACAGCACCGGCAGCGATACCGGCACAATCATCCGCGAAAAGACCAGAGGCGGCAATATCGGCGTAACCATGACACAGCAGATGTTGGAGGCAGAACTGGAAACACGTCCGAAACTAAACATATACAGATACATTATTGAAGACTTCAAGCAGCGTTTCTGCTTACTTATATATTAATGGAGGTAAACATGTCCAAAGAATTCAGCGCTAATATTCATGATCCGAATCACACAGCTGATGAGTATGATATTTACTTTAATGGAAATATTCTTTTAGGAAATGGTGATCGTGAATTTAGCGCAAACGTTCATGATCCGAATCACACAGCTGATGAGTATGATATTTACTTTAATGGCGAACTGATTGACTCCGGAGGAGGCGATGATCCGGATATAAACAGCTGGTCAGATGGCGTACCATACAATCTGAAGTGGGTTGATGGCTATTATTGCAAGGCATCTGATGGTGAATTTATTGCATATGAAGGATGGTCACGAACAGGATATATAAATTGCGAAGGTGCAAGCACTCTTGATTTCACATCATTGCCTGCGGCAGGATTTGGACAATCTAACTGTTTCTATGATGCAAACAAAACAAGAATCAATAGTTTCAGACCTGCTAACACACCAACTACCGTTCCTTCAAATGCGGTTTACTTTGTTCTTTCTGCTGAAAATGATAAAGTTCCTATCATTGGATGCACGCCTAACGATTAATAATGGAGGTATAGCATGCTTGGATTCTTACATAAATTTCCTTATAGTAATTTCCACGAATTGAATCTTGACTGGCTTATCAGCACTGTCAAATCATTCAGCGGAACCATTGATCAGATGCAGGATCAAATTGATGAAGCTGAAGCATACATGAAGGACAACATTGAGGCAACAGCTACCGAAATTATTAACCAGGCAATTCAGGACGGTGCCTATAATGTCGCAGTCCAGTATACTGCGGCAGATGAAAGACTGGATATCATTGTCACGGAGGTATAACAATGGCATACGTTAAAAATATTAATGGCTATGATATTAAAGACGCAGAAGCGCGCGACCAGATCGAAGCGCTGAAGGAATACGTTGACAGACCGCTTGGCAGGTGGATCATTTTGGGTGATTCATATAATGTTGATAATAGGACCGACGCGTCTGGATTAAGCTGGGGTAATCGAATCATTGATTATGCCGGACTTACAGACTCATATTCCTTCGGACTTGGAGGCGCCGCATTCGGGAAGTCAGGCAATCTGAATATGAACCGCGTACTGTCTGACAATATATCAAGCGTGACAGATCCGGAAACGATTACCGATATTCTGGTGGGATCCGGATATAATGAGTGGGAACAGACAGCTGATAACATCAATTCAGGAATTCAGTCATTTATTGCATACGCAAAAACAGTCTGTCAAAATGCAAGGGTACATATTGCATTCTTGGGACGCAGTAATTTGCGTGACAGAAATAATAAATTCCCAAGCGTGCTGAAAAGATATATGACTGATGCAGGACTGTATGGCGCTTCATACGTCACAAACAGCGAGGCGATCATTCAGGACACCGGAATGATTGATACTGATGGAATCCATCCTACTTTTGCAGGACTGCAGCAGATCGCTGTATCACTTGCTTCCTATGTCGTAGGCGGTACCTGCGGATGGTATTCCGGCATGCTTTCCGGATCATTGACGCCTCTGGGATCCTTCACAATCAACAGCAATGCAAGAATATACAGTAATACACTAAACAGCGTAATCAGTATACTTCTGTATAATCTGCATCTGCAGGCTACAAATGGGACGTTCACAATATCAGGCGTTGACTATGTGGACATCGCCGAAGTAAGCAGATGCGCGGTTATGGGTGGCGATGATGACTTCAAAACATTCAAGACATTTATTTATTACAAGGAATCAGCTACCGGGGTATTCAAAACAGGCTTGCTTTCTATGAGAATTTACAGAAACGCCAATAATAAGCTGTGTCTCTCAGCCAGAGCGCTGCCATTCGGCGAGTTTGCCGAAGGCTTTACCGACATAACTGTCAACGACTTATATACCTATAAGGATGCATCATCAGCGACCTTCGCAACGATATTCGGAACTAACTAACCATATTGCCGATGGATGATAACACATCCTGCGAGGCATCAGCGCCAACTGGTGCCTTTTAATATCCCTTCCATTCACTGGCTTGTCGGTGTGTGTCTGGCTTGCCGGTGGTCATATATCTGGCTTGTGGGAACTGGCAAGACAGTTATGTGCCCTTAGGTACCTTT